ACAAAGCATCACAAAAGCGCCTAAGAAATAAGACAGAAAACTGCCCGGAATTTTACGGATAGTTTATTGCAAATTTTACGGTGAATATTAGTATTAGTATTTGAACAATTGTTTTACAGTAAATCTCGTGAATAGATTAGGACGCTCTCCGCCGGCAAGCTGAATGAGCGTTCTTTTCGTTTTCCATAAATTAAGTCTAGCATGTTGCCCTCTATTAATCTAGCACACATCCACGTATACGTCCACGTAAACATTTACGTATACATCATCGTTGACGTACACATCTACGTATTCGTTGACGTACGCGTCATTTTTAACGCAAAAAAGAGGCGCAGACCAACGGAATTACTCCGCTAAGTCCACGCCTCATATTCGTTGATTACGCCTTAACATCCGCGGTAGTTACGACCGTACCACCTACCTCTAAGTCTATATCCGCGTCATCCTTTGCGCCTTTCAGCGCTATTTCTAACGCAATCCACGCAAGTCCCGCCATCAGGACATATACGCCTTTGACCGCGAAGTAAACTAAGTAACCGGTTTGGTCCGCTAGGACTTGCATCCCTTCGCTACTTACCATCGTTTCCTTATAATCACTGTATGTACTCGCTACATCTATAAATAGTAATACTAACGCTATCATTGCGATAGCTCTTATTGCGACCCTTAACATAAATACCGTCTTGTTCATATGTACACCTCCGCTATTATAAAAAGCGACCTCTCAACATCGTCTATACGTTATTATACGATAGATTACGCAAGTAGGTCGCATTTATTTTGTTATTTCTTCGCGTTACTATCCGCCGGGAACGTTTTGTAAATACCTACGCCGATCACCGCGTACGTAACGATATCCACCGCAGCCTGATACGTACCGACATCCGGAGCCACTCCGTATTTAGCTAATAGTTGATATGCGAGTCCCGCCAATGCTGCGATAAATACCGGATTCAACATACGTTTCTTCATCGTTACTTCGCCTCCTTAGTCGTTACCGTTGCCGTCTTACTCGCGTTATTCCACGCAATGTCTGCGCCTAGCTTATCGGATACTTCGCGCAATAGTACATATACGGAATCTCCGATAATTACGCCGTCCTTCGCTTTACATCCGTTGACTACTACGTTTGCCTTCGGTAATGCCACATCATCGCTCCCCTTCGAATTTTGCTTCGTAATTGCCGCCATTACCGCGTCAATCTGCGCCTTCGTCGGACAGATTCCGTTACGATATTGCGCAGTTGATAATCCGAATGTCATTTCGAAATGCGGCATATCTACGAAGCTGCGCCAGTCTCCGCCCCACGCGAACCCAATGCGTTTAGCTTCCGTTACCGCCTCGTCCCAATCCGGTAGTAAATCGAGGTCACCGTCGCGCTTCGTATCCCATGATACCGCACGCCCATCCGGAAGTAACAACGCGAAATCGATCGCTACTCCGAAGTTGTGGAATGATGTACCACCGCGCGCATTCGTTACAATCGCGCCAGGCTTCGTACGGCCCTGCGCGTATAATGCGTCTTGCTCCGCGATCGTACGTAATCCCTGCGTAATGACAATCGGAACGCCGCACGCGTAACAGCGGTCGATCAGCGTTTCGGCTGCGTATTTAACAACGGGTAATAGTCCGCTTAGTCGAGCCGCGGACTTGGATCGTACATATTCGAGTGTTAACGTCATACTATCGCTCCTTTCCGTTGGTGAATCGGTCTTTCATTTCGCGGATCTCTCCGATGATTACGTCGTACTTATCGCTAAACTTATCGAGCAAGTCCTGCAGGCGGCCCTCGCGTTCGCGATTCGCCTCCGTCATATTCTTTTCGCGTTCCTTATTCGTTCGCATTACGTATATTAAAAGCCATACGAATAGCGCAGCGAACGGACCTTGCGTAAGAAAGTATTTGAGCATATCGATTTCCATTAGCGTCCTCCGATCCAAAATAAAAACGCCTTATTTGGCGCTGTCGGTGTTGCGTATAATCGTCCTACTCCGTCACATCGGCATCTAATAAAGCTTGTGTGCTACTCTTCCATGTTGCTGGCACGTTATCCATTTCCCATCGACCTGCTTTAATCAAGTTGTAATATATCTTCGCCATTAAACCACACCTCCTGTTATGATTGACGCTAATTCAGCGATAGCAAGCTGTGTTTCCATCTTGTCCGTTTCGCTAACACTTGCCAACTCCGCAACTGCTAACATTAATTCTATATTTTGTGCTTTTAAAAGCACATTTTCTTGTTCGAGGTTTATCTTAATATCCCAATGTTGCCCTTCTTCTAGCTGAAATAGTGTGAAATCAGATATTCCTTTAAATGAAAATACAACGTTATCATCCAAGTCGTACCCAATTATATCGGAATCTGTTTTTATAATCTTTTCAGCTTCGTATGTCTCGCCATTAAAGAGTAATGTTTTCATTATCGGATCACCCCGCCTGCAAAAGTATATTCAGCAGTTGTGCCAGTCGGTTGCACCCCATATTTCCCGATTGTCGACCCATTCGTAGAGCTTAATCCCCCCACATTTCCGGTTCCTGCGTTGGTATAAGAATAAACAATAGAAAGGGCCGCTTCAATCCCATAACGTCTGTTTGACAATGTACAAAATTGGATAGTAGCTATTGAGTTATTAACAGAAATACCATTATAGCCTGGTTGCCCAGATATAATATTGCAATCAGAAACAATAATGTTAGTACATCCAATTATTGTCAACCCTTGATTAGGACTAAAATAAGATACAGATATACCAGCCGCACAACCGATGATGCGAAAACCAGTTGTAGTAGCCACTTGTGAACTTTTGCCATTCATTGATAATGTGCCCTTCCCACTAAATCCAGAAACAACGGGGGTCTCATTATATGTTCCGGGCACCACCACTATTGTCACGTTGTGGTTAATTACTTGCGGCAGAGAATCAATAGCTTTTTGAATTGTTTTAAAAGGGGTAGCTACTGCGCCATCATTCGAATCATTACCAGTTGTGCCGTCAACATTTAAGCTTATATTCTTAGCCGTCGCCAAGCTACTTAATGCTGTTTTTAAAGCTTTAGGAGTACTGGCTTTTGTTTCGTCTGTGCTAGTTGTATCATTGGATAATTGCACATGTCCCTTAGTTGTTAATGTCGCTTGATCCGCCTGATGCGACATAAGAGCATCGTTCACTGTCTTAACGGATTTAGGCGTCGCAGCTTTCGTTACACTCGAACTCGTTACGGAATCTTCTAACATCGTTATACCCTTCACGGTTGTACTCGCGTCAGCCGGTGCTGATACATTCAATTGTCCCGCCGGCACCTTACCGTCTGCCCCCAATGTTGCTAATCCGCTTGCTATGCCTACTTTTGCGTCGATTGCGTTAGCGACCGCATTTAAACGAAGAGGCACATCTGCGGTCATATTATCGTCAACTAGTGGTAGGTTTAATTTCGGTGTGTTTGCCATTTACGTTATCCCTCGATTCTTTAAATCTTCGAATGTTTTGCCTAGCGCCTTCAACGCTCCAAACGTAATCCCCGTCGCCTTTAACTCCGCGAATGTGTAAAACTTAAACACGTATTTAATCGCTAAATGTGCCGGAGTTATATCGCGAACAGCCGATTGCAGCTCGTTTATCTGCGCAGGCACTCCGTACTCACTCACGAAGGTGATCGTAATCGTATACGCAGGCACATCCGCAGTTACAGCGACATCACCGTTACCGTATGCAGACGCGACGGATTCGATAAGCTCCGCCGATACGGCTCCAACTCCACGTAGCCTCGACAATAATACCTCGCGCCGATGCTCGTATGATTTCGATATGTCCGTTATGATCCCGAAGATACGTTCCCACCTCGTTAATCCCCACGTAGCCGTTTCGATATAAAACTGCGCGAGTACGTCGTATACATCCGCGTTTAACTTTTCGAACTCTTCCGCCTCACGGTCGAAAATGTTCGTAGCAATCGGCATATCCCCGTAATATCTCGGTGCGTAGTCGCGTATATCTCGTTTGAATTCCGTTAGTGTCCTCATGACGTAACAGTCACCGTCCCTAATACCGCGACTGATCCGTCGGCTATCGCAATGTTAGAACCCGCGCCATTTACCGTTAATGCCTCGTAATCAATTACCGGCGGTATATCGAGTATCACGTTAGCTATGCGCGTAATCCGTACGAGTGGATCGACGAACGCGAGCGACTTAAGATACGCGCCTACTCCCGTTTCGATCTGCGCCTTAACTTGCGCAGTGGTGGCGCCAGGCGCAAGCGTAACCTTGACTGCGATGTTAATCGGTACTTCTAACGCGCCTACCACCGTTGCTATCGCGCCAATTGGAGCTGTGCCCATTCCGCGTCCATCCTTCGTTGGATCAATATACGCTTGGGCCGCGGTAACAATTGCGCTGTCCGGCGCTGTCTTGTCATCGTCCAATAACACGACTTTAACGGTACCTGGTCCGTTCCATATCGGATATACTTTAGCGTCACTTACGCCGGGAATCTCTAGCGCCCACTGGCGATACTGATTCGCATTCCCTGACGTTGCCGGCTTACGTGCGCGTTCAAGGTATCGCGCTAGTAAGGACTCGTCCGACTCCGCATCGACTCCGCCTTCGAAGGGAGCCGCGTTAGTCACCGTTACAATTCCGACTAAATCGCCCATTAACATTGTTACAGTGCCGGAACCTACGTTACCGAAGGCACCGGCGTCCTGCGCTGTTGCCGCAACTGTTACCGATCCGCCTGTTATCGTCGCATCAACGATAGTCACGAAATAGACTGGTGAGTCTCCGCCCGTACTTGCGACCGTGCCCGCAGCTATAAGAGTGCCGCCCGGTCCAATAAACGTGAGTGTACCCGTGGATTTTACCGCCGCCTTACGTGTTAACCCGTATTCGCGCGCTCGCATATCGAGATACGGACCATACGTTGTCTCAGCGAATCCGAACGCTATTACATTATCTAATTCGATGTACGCGCGCATAAATTCGATAGCTGCAGGCGAGAGTAAATCGTTTGTAACTGAACCCTGCCGCTTGTCTACATCCGGAGGCGACGCTGCGAGCATTCGCGTTAATATCTCCGCGGCTGTTTGATCTTCGTATGCCATCGTTTAAATTGTCACCTCCATCGGAATAGTTGATTCCGCAGTCTCCACGTAAAAAGACACGTAAAGGCGGTCGCCCTCGCGTGTCAATTCGAAATCATATACGCTTATCACGCGGTCATCGTAGAGAATTGCTTCCTCAATAACTCGCGGTATTTCCGTTTCAAGTAACGCGATTGATACGTCCTGACCGATTAAATCGTCGATCTCGCTTCCGTAGTCCGTATCGTAAATTGAGAATCGGAACCGCGCAGTCTTAATCGCTTTTACAATGTATTGTTTAATCGCATCTATTCCGTCTAACTCTCCGCCGATGTCACCCGTAACGAAGTCTATAGCGTATGTTTTTGACGGTAGTTCTGCGGTGATATCCGCTGTTTCGTCGTACGTTGGGTCAATCGTAGCTAACGGACTTAGCGCCATTATTTCACGCTCCCTAATCGGTCTAAGACAACGTATAGCTGACCGTCATTTATTGATGCGACAACTACGCGATCGCCCGCCTTAAGTGCGTTGTCTACTTCGAGGACTACCGTTGTGCCTCCGTTAATCGTTGCCTCGCGAATAGTCTTCGTCAGTGATTCGCAGATTGCAAGGTCCTCCGCGTCTAATTCTATCTTCATATTATCGACTTGAATGCGGATTGACGGAGGTGGCGCTAGGACTGTTGCGAACTCGATGTCCGCGGATTTGACGTATGTGAGCTGTTTCATAACGGATTTAAACTGACTAACTCCGCTACCTTCAATTATGTCTACCACTTAACCGCCCCCTATTTCGCGCAATAGTTTATCAACCGAAGTTTCCGCCTTCTTCTTCGGTGTCTTTTTATTCGTTGTTTTCGACTTCGCAACTTTCTTAGCGACTTTTGCCTTCTCGAATTGTTCCGGGTCTTCATACGCAAGCTTCGGAAGATCATCCGTTTTCGATAGAGTCACGTTCATTCGGTGGTTCCCGTTTTCAAACGTGTGTGTATCGGCATTGACGTAGAAACCTCCGACTAATCGCGTCATAGATTCGAACGCATACACCGCTGACCCTGCGACGACTTCACTAATGCCAAGCGCTTCAATCGATACGTCTTCCGTTACCTTACCGAGTTCCTTTAAACGTTCCTTCGCAAGTTGGTCTATCTGCGATTTAGTGAGTCGAGAATCCGCTGATTCTACGTGTTGCATAAGTCCGTAACGTTTTGCGAGAGCCACGTTCTTCGCAATCGATACTACCGGTTTATCTTCGTTATCTCCACCGATTGCCTTAACGGATGTGCGCATATCCTCGATAGACTGCGATCGGTTCGCGGTAATTATATTAACACCGTCTTCGAGCATCCATCGTACAATTTCGTCTTTCTTCTCGCGAAGATATAGCGCACCGCCACGTGAGTATGCGTAGAATTTACGTCCCGTCTGCGCGCGCGTCTCCGTCAACGCGGTTACCATCATGTCCCATAGCGTCATGTTCTTAAGTATCAAACGTGGTATAACGTAACCTGTGTTCGCGATCGTTCCCGTAGTGATTTCGTAGGCTTTCGCTACTTCTTTTACGATTGAACCCGCGGTCATCTTAACGAATTTTCGCGTATCTACATTTTTAGTGAGATAGACGTTTTCGTCGTGTGCGGTCACCGTTGCGTTTCCATCTTGCGATATGTCATACGTAAAAATGACGCCGCGGAATAAGCCGACGTTATCAACGTAAAATTTAAGCTCTTTACCGAGTTCGAACGCAATCGCATCATCTTCGCCATTTAAAGTATTAGACACAGATAATGTTAATGTGCGATGAGGCTGCGCTACGTCACCGGACCACACCGCGGACTTAACAAAGTCTTCGATCCAATACGTATCGTTATAAAGTACCGTAAATTTAACGGACATTACGGGATCACCAACTTAATACCGAGTTTCAGCGTGTTGGGATTCGCGCCGATCGCCTTCTTATTCGCGTTGTATATCTTACGCCAATCATCGCCGCGTCCGTATACATCTGCTTTAGCTGCGATCTTAAATAGCGAGTCTCCGGATTTCACTGTATAGGTTGTGACTTTCTTAACCGTTACGGGACGTTGAGCAGACGCCAATAGCTTCGGCATAACTACCGTTGCGCTTCCGGATACAGTCGTCGGTTCCGATTTCTTGGACATCGCGATGAATACGTGTTCCTTCATCTGCAATTTGTAGTAAATATCGCCAGGCTCACCGCCGCGTTCCTCATACTCAAACGAGCGTATAGTAACCGCGAGATTAACGGGTGTTCCCGTCATAATAAACCGGATTGGCTTGCCTGAACGTTGCCACTCTTCGATTTGCGCAGCGCATTCCCACGGAGCACGCAGATTCGAGTAGTTACAATACGACGGATGATAATCACGTGGAAACAAAGAGGATATCGAAATTTCCTTTAATCGGTTATTGCCGAGTAACGTGTACTCACCGATATTGGAAACCTCGATATCCTCGTAACCGTGCGTAGATGAGACGGATATAGATTCCGGATTAACCGGTAGCCATAGCACCTCCGCGCCATTGTTAAACTTAAGCCAAAATTGCGTAGTGTTCGCCACTATTCCGCCTCCTTTACGTCGCCATTAGTCGCGCCAGTTGTCCGGCGATTCGGTTAATATCCGCTTCCTCACGTACGTGGAACGTGTTACCGGTGATAACGACCTGTCCTCCGCCACCGCTTCCGCCACTTTCGCGATAATTCTTATTTTCCTCGCGTGTAAGAACCGCCTCACCTGCGTGAAGGCGCGCTGGGTAGTTGTTATACGGAACATTGTCGAGTCCGCCTGCGAACCCGAGCGCTTTAGTGGCTTTCTTATACCAAGGAACAGGCTCGGACGCTTTTATTTCGCCCCCACTGCCGAATACAGGCCCCTTCAATCCCGATGCCTTGTGATCGTCTGCTTGTTTCTTTAGTGCTTCGGCTCCGGAGTATTGTGCGGTGTATTTCTGATACGCAACGACTGGTGGGGATATATTATCAAGGAAATTGAGGTTGTTTTTTACCCCTTCAATAATCCCGTTAGCAATACCCTGACCGACCTTAACTCCTATAGTAACAAGCGCGGGGATTGATGCCTCCAAGGAGTTAATCATAAACCCCACAACATTCTCCGTCATTTTCTCAAACGCTGCTTTCCCGCCGCCGGTCCACCACTTGTCAAACTCGATCTTAACACTATTAAACGCCCATTTAATCTTCGCCTCTAAGTCCGGCAGTTTCTTAAACTCTGCGTTATTCGTAAAGTACTTATCGATGAATCCGGAAGCATTCGCCGCCATCTTCTCCATCGCCGCCGTAATCTGCGGACTATAGTCTTGAATTAGCTTCCCAACGCCCTCAGCGAACCGCGTAATAAGCGGCATTGTCGGAATCAATGCAGATATCTGCAAGGTCTCTAATGCACCGTTGAGTTGTTCGACCGCGCCGCCAGCACCTTCCATTTTCTTCTTAGCAACAGAGAGTGCGGTGGTGTTCGACATTTCCTTCTCGAATTTCTTAATACCCTCCGCGCCTTCTTTATAGAGGATATTCGCTGCTTTGATTGCATCGGTACCAAACATCAACTTCAACGTCATCTGGCGTTGGGCATTGTTTAATTTACCAAGCTTTGAACGTAAGACCCCTGAAATATCCGCCATAGATTTAACGTTACCCTTGGCATCGAAAAATTGATTACTCAACCCGTTAACTGTAAAACCCAATCCATCGAATAACGCTACCTGTGTCTTAGTGACTGGTTGCAACGTTAATAACATTTGCTTAAGTGACGTCCCGGCTGTTTCCCCGATTAATCCGTTATTCGCGAATACACCGAGCGCAAGGTTCGTGTCTTTAAACGATAGCCCAAGACCTGCCGCGACGGTCGATGCTTGTGACAAACTATATGACAACTCATGTACTCCCGTTGCGGACGCGTTCGCTGTCCCTGCGAGTATGTTCGCTGCATCGGCCGCCTTCATTCCGTCTTTCTTAAACGCATTAAGTGCGGTCGACATAACTATTGCGGATTCTTCTAAGCCGAGTCCGCCCGCTGTTGCGAGGTCAAGCGCTGCTCCGAGTGCGCCGGCTTCTACTTGCGCGGGCTTAAGTCCCGCCTTGAGAAGTTCTTCTATCGCTTTTCCAGCTTCTAATGCATTATCAGATTGTTACCGTAAAGGCTCTTTATCCTCTACTTCCGGGGCTTTCGCCGCATAATAGTATGTCAATTCATACTCGGCTCAGACTATATCTTCACCCTCGACGTTACTCGGTCGGGTGCGATGCGCTCGTGGGAATTTCGGCTGTTCTAGTCTACTTTTCCTAGTCGTTACACCTTCCGTATATCCCTATACGGCTTGGCTCGGTATTAGCATGTTTTTGGCGTAAAAAAAAATAAGCGTTTGTCACGCGCTTATTTTTAGAAAGTATTCAATTAACTGATCTTCGTTATTTTTAGTATATCCGTAGATATCGTGAAACTCCTTATGGCATGGAGCGCATAATGTGGTTCCGTTATCTACGCATGTACGTAATTCTTCATATTCTGAGTAGTTGTATATGTGGTGAGCAACCAAGTTTCCCCCTTGAGTATCTCCACAACATTTACATTCGAAATTATCGCGTGTAAATACTTGTATTCTCCAATCCCTATATGCAGGGTACGACCTCTCCGATATTCTTTCCTCGTCGCTTTTATTTGGGTCCCACCTTGGGTGATTGACGCCGATATACGTCTCGGACCTTAATGCGGAGGAACATTCCCTAGAGCAACACGTAGTTGCCTTTTTTAGTGTCTCATTAGGTTTAGAGTGAAATATCTTTCCGCAATAACTACAGCCTATAAGATTGCTAGATTTTATTCCCTTCATATCTAAGCGACTCTGAATAATGTAACATGAGTGTGAACAAAAGACTCTGTCACTTTTTATCTCTGATTGTTTCCTCTTAAATTCTATTCCACAAGTAACACACTTACATGTGATGGGTAGCTTATAATTGCTATTATCTTCTCCAATAAAGAATTTACCGATGTTAGCCTGAAAACACTCTTTAGTGCAAAATTGGTACTTGTGCTTACTAAGCCTGTATGGTTGAATTTTTATATCTACACCGCACCCACTACACGAGGCATCTACTCGACTGTAATTTGGGTTTCCATCACCTAGCATTAATATCTTTTGATGTTTTGTTCTACACTCTCGGTTGCAGTACAAATTGGTAAATTTAAGCACCTTAGATGGTATTGTATATACATCCTTCTCGCAGTAAGCGCAAATTACCTTTACCCTCGTGCGTCGAGACTCACTAAAACAATTAGCGCTACAAAACTTAGTATTTTTCTTTGCGTTAAAGAACTCTTTATTACAAACCTCACATATTAAGAGGTTCTTTTTGGCTCTATTAACCTGCCTACACTTACGACAAGTATTCTCGAAGCCGCCGCGGACACTTTTGCTTGGGGAAAAGCAAGAAATATCCAAGTCTAATTTACATGATCTACATTCTTTATTCAATTTAAACACCCTCTGCAGTGGTTTCTCTGAGTATAATTGTGGAAAGCGCGATCAGAGTGCCGCGTTTGTCGTTTAGGCTCATGACTTCCCAAACTATTCCACAATGACAGTATAGCATATATCTCGCCAAAAATTTAGCCTTCACCGAATTCACATCGTTATTTTTTCCGCAGATTACGCCGCGGTGAAGCATATTCCATACTTCGTCCGTGCGCCTTCGAATAGCGCGAGGTTTTGCATGCTCTTTATTTCGGTGCTAGTGGCGCCAGTTAACGCCTGGATCGATAGCATCTGTGCCTCGAAATCCATTGCCTTCTTAACGGAGTCGCCTACGAAATCCGCGGTGGCTGACGCAACATTACCGATTCCGTTTATGACTGCGTTGCCTACTCCGAAGCCGAGACCGCCCGCGAACGCGCCTTTTAAGCTACCGAATAATGAGCGCGATTCCTTCATTTGGCGGTTCATCTTGTCCATGCTGTTTGTAACGCGTCCTTGCGACTTATTAAGCTTACTGTTAGAGTCCGAAAACCCCTCCGTAGCTTTTCGCGCAGCTTCCGTCTGTTTCGCTATCTTTTCAAGTGTGCGAGAGGCTCCGTCATCCTTGATTCGTATCTTCCCTTGCAAGTCGAAGGACATTAGCTTTCCCCCTTTCTCGCGCTAACTCTTCGGCTTTGGCGCGTTCTATTTCCGGTTCGAGTTCGATCAACATCGACGCAAACATAAAGCATTGTTGCGACTTTTCTTTCGCATAAATTTCATCCGGCGGAATGTGGTGGCGCTGGAATATCTCGTGTAGTAGTCGCGGAACTCCACCGGACTTTATTAGTTTTTTGCGTCCTCCACCATCTCTTCCTCGTCACCGAATCCGGACGCGTTAAGCACCGCTTGTACTAACTTCCCAACCTCGCCCGGAAGCAACGCCTTCGTGACGCAGTCTGCTTCATCAGTCGCTCCGTAGTGTTGAATCAGCGCCTTATTTGAGAACTCTGGTTCTACGCAGCCTTTCGCGATTATTAATAAGTTTTGCAACCCACCGTCTATCTTCTTCTCGCCTTTTGCGCTTGGAATCGTTGCCCGTTCGTTAACTCTGCGTATCTCTTCGCTAGTTAGCGCTTTAACCGTGAAGTACGTTTTCAATCGCGGAATATATACCAGTTCCTGTACATCGAGCGACGCGCCGAGTAACGCGTCTAAACCTCTACCGCCTGTTTTTGTTGTTGTCATATATGATCATCCTCCGTTATTTTCGAATTAAAATAAGCGAGGCATCCCGAAGGACGCTCGCTGTAATTGCGTTATTATTACGTTAATTATGCGCGAATTTTGTCTAGGATTTCGTAACCACTAAACACAAACGTAAACTCTTGTTCAACGATCGATCCGACTTCGAAGTTAACTACCGGAATATTATCGAACGTTACGTTTTTCAAGCGTACGCGATAAGTTCCGAGTGCTTCGGGATCTTCTAGTTTAACGATTAGCTCCGTTACGAACGGCGAACTAATGTCGTCAGTTACCTGCGCCATCTTCTCGATCCACTCCGAAGTTACCATGTAGCCACCGATTGAACCGGAGCCTTTGAGCGTAGTCGTCTTATTACCTAACCAGCGCGTGCCGGCCAGTTTAATCTCTTCCATCCCGATTTCGATATTTGCTTCGACCTTCGTTGTGTTGGTCAACCAATTACCGTCAAGGTCGTACAGAAATCCGAAGTTACCGGAGATTACGTTTTTTGCGTCCATTGGACCTGCCATTATCTCACCGTCCTTATATGTTAATTGTTAAGAAGATTCGTTCGATGCTATCAACTTCTACGTAGCTAATCGTAAGGAATACCGCATCCCCAACGCTCTGACGCTGCGTATCCAACGCAACATAAGGCGCAGTCAACACGCCGTTAATCTCGAGTGCTTCGAGGTAGGCTTTAATCGCGACAATTAGCGTTGCCTGCCCGTCTGCGTTGTTATCGAGTTTGCCGATGTAGTTATCCGCCGCTGTACGTGCGATGTCCGTGGCGACTGCTTGTCTAGCACGGATTGCACGTATTTTCTTCTTCGAAGTGGTGATTCCTTGCTCGACCTTGACCTTTTCGCCATCATGGAAAAACGCGAAGGATCCGGACGTTAGCGCCGCCTCTGTTTGCGAATTGGTCAACCGTTTACTTACGTCCTCCAACGGAGCCGGTACGTAGGTTATCGAACGGTTAATCGCTGTTCCCGCAATCTTTCCGGCTACCCACGGTGTGTATTCGGATGACGTATACGCAGTTGTACCGATTGTTCCACCGCTGATTACGTTAACGATGTAGTCGTCGTTATTTAGCGTTGATCGCGTATTACCTAGCGTTGGGTTAGCGTCAGTAGCCGCGTCTCCTCCAATAACCACGATGAAGTGTTTACCTTCCGCGCGATTACGTGATACCCACGTTTTAGTGGCCGCTTGTTCTGTAGCGCTAAATTCTCCGTCGAATACAAACACGTTAAATGGGCGCGCTTCGAATGCTTCACGCATATCAACGTAATCCGCAACCGCAGGCGTTGTCGGCATCGTGTAAACGAGGACCTCTTTCGCTCCGCCTTGAAGCGCAAGCAAAATGGATCGGATGTTAGCAAGTCCGAATTGATCAGCCGCCTCTTTTTCTGTCGCGACCGTATAAAACGACTTAGCCGTAGCTTTAACCCCGTACTTAAGCAACGGGATTGCTACGGTACCTCGTGCGCCGCCACTAATCGCCGCTGCTGCCGCTTCTTTAAAGTTGATATAAATCCCTGGGCGTGGTGATAGTGCTGTTGGGTCCCACTGTGCTCCTGGCATTTGTTAGCCTCCTTTTGGATATAAAAAGAGCGCCCCATTTCGGAGGCGCCCGTTAAACTCTTCGTACATTTACGTTGTTAATTTTTGGATAAACAGTTTGATCCCGCGACTCTCGTACGCTTGTGTCAAGTATGCCGATGATTACGTATAACCCGTTATCAGTTAGTGCCGGTTGAGATACGCTGAAAGCATTAACCCGAATGTGTCCGATTAACTCGTCTTGGTATATCGCGCGGCCTAACATATCCATATCCGCCAATAACGTATCTGGTCGCGCCGTAACGTGAACGAGATGGTATACGCGATCCACGCGATAGTGATAACGTGTTTCCGTCGTCCTATCTTCGTCAATCATACGTACATAAAACGACCCCGGCTCCGGCTTAAGTGGTACAACTTGTTTCCCGGTAATTGCCGTAGGAAACCGCGTTTTAATGAACGCTTCGATCGTAATCATATCGTCAACTACGCCCATTTACGTCAGCCCCTTTCGGCTTAATTCCGCTTGTATTGCGTCCTCAATTAGCGCGAACATCTTCGACTCTTTGTTATCCTTCGCCTGTGCTAGAAAGTCGAGTACTGTTCCGGATTCGCGTACTGCCGTGCCTTTTTCTCCGGCTATATTGTGTAAGTAGTACGCGTAGTTAAACCCCTTGTTAAATGCGTTAGCGACGACGGATCCGCTGATTTCGCCACCGTTTAATTTCGGCGTTGTATGTTCGATACGTGCGCGCAAATTACCGCCACGTCTTCCGTTATAGCGTCCGATCGGCGCGAGGTTCGTAGCTTCGAGTTTCCATAGTTCGAGCGCGTCGTCCATGCCGTTAATAGCGCCTTGGTTAACCGCACCTGCTGCGTCTTCGAATTTCCGCGCAAACTTACCGATGTCAAACGTAAATTCTATCGACACTATAAATACACCTCCGTAATTAACGGGGTACCGTCGACTCTACGTTTGATTACGATACGCACCGGAACGCGCTCTACTATTACGCCGAGTTCGTTCTTGTAGTAAACTTTGTCGCGATATGATACGTTGACTAGCCCTTCGAGTACGATCCGCAATTGTACCGCTGATTCTTCGCCATACTGATTCGTAACTTTCTGCGTCTCTTCGGATACAAACGCAGGGTAAATAACCGGTGGCAATTCGCCAGGTACGCCCCATCCGTCATCGTCTCCGCTTTTTATTACGCTTATATGCTGACCGTCCGTAACTGCGAGCATTGCGCGGCATTCGTATCGATTTAATCCGCCTAGTCCTCGTTCGTCAACGTCCGTTAAGATATAGCGTAAGTTCTTTCGAATGACACGGATAATTCCGTCTGCGTCAATGTCAGCGTCGAACGTAATCGAGTAGTCATTGGTATCAAACGAGTAGTCACCGATGTTCCGCGCTACGCTCCCGTTAGGAGTCGGCGGTTCTTTCCATATCGCATCAACCGCTCGTAACCGTCCGTCTACGTATTCAACCGTAACCGACTCGGTACGGTGTTGTTTAATTTCCGTTCTATTCGCGTGAATCCACGCTACGTCTGCGTCTGTTAACATTACCGCACCCCCTCGGATAAGATGAATTGTGTATACGCGGTACAGTTCGGATGTATCGAATAGATGTCGCCGTCCGACGGAAGGAAAATACCGGTACCTAATCCGTGTCGGTCTTCGCCTGCCTTCGTAACACATTTCGGACTATGGTGAGCTCCTGGAATCAGACGGAGCGCTTCAACGAATTTCGATTGTTCGGCTACATATCCTATCGCGGTCCTATATGCCGTATTCGATTCCGTTAATGCGAGTCTCCGCGCTTTCCAGCCCTCAGTGTTATACACGTTTTTAATATCGCGTACCATCGATGCCGTCGTGTCTCCGCGAATGATCCCACGCCGAAGAACGTTACCCATTTCCGCGCGTTGATCGCCGGCAAATTGCCATACGCGGTCGGACAACTTAAGTCCGTCAGGTCCCGTCTTTTCTGCGAGGTATGTCGCGATATTCTTCGGTGTTGGTTTATCACCGTTAGTTCCACGTAGGACAATACTCTCTGCTATCTTAGCGGTCAGAATAAACTCAACCGATTTACTTAACGTAGATTGTATCGCCTCGGTAGTACCACTAAATGCAGATTCTGTAGCTTCACCCATAACCGTTATTAGCGCAGATTCCGCTACAATGCGTATCGACCTTTCCACGTGTTCCAAGTCTCGAAGTAGAGTGTTTAACCGCGCTTTGCTAACGATATCGTTTTTATTCGCGTACTCCTCTAATAAGTCGATAACCTGTAACCGTGTCTTGCCGACTTCGCCTACAACGTAAGCTTGCTGCTTAACCGTTAGGTCTAAATAATCCGCGTGTAAATCCGCTAATGCTTCGTTTAATCTGCGTTCGTTATTCACGCTAAATCACGATCCAACCGCCTCATAACATGAAACGTCGAGTACTGGCGCTTATCTCGGTCGATTACGTCTTTATCGCGTATATAATCCGCAGTCAATAACGTAGCCATGTCGCGATACTGTTCGGATACCATCGTTTTATCGACCGTTTCTTCTGCGTCGGTATACTTGAAATAATGCGCCGTCGAGAACGCTATGGCGCGTGCTCCCTGTATCTGCGCGAGCAACAAGACTAACGGAGTTTCAGCGTCGGGAACGGTATCTAGCGTAGTTGGCGAGTACCCGTAAGAGTACGACGCCTCGGTTAACCACGCAGACAAGTCCGCATCTGTTACGCCAGGGACTCCGCTGAATCGCGTAGCAAGACGTTGTTCTAATTCGCGTAAACTCGCCATCCTAACGCCTCCTATTCCGTTACTTTCGCTTTACTGGCGGATGCTTTCGGCTTCTCCGCTTTCTTAACGTCCTCCACGACTTTTGCGTATCCGATCCGTACGAGGTAATCGGCGGTCGCCGCATCCACAACGATGACCGCTCCTTTACCCTGTCCGTCGATTACTGCGTCGAGGACTTCGATATTAACGCGTTCTAATTGCGTCATTATTACGCTACGTAAACGTCAGCGTGGAAGAGTAGTGATGGTGCGTTAACGATCGGGAATCCTGCGGCTGCTACACGGATAACAGATTCGATTGGCTCGAATTTATCGTAAGCGCGCAGGTCGATACCTGGTTGATAATCGTTTTCCACCGTTGGGCCATACACGAAGTTACCTACGCCTGCAGACGCAAATACTACGCGGTTAACCGGCATAAATTCAATCACTTCGTCTAGCCCAGTGTAGATGTCCTTAACCGTTACTTTACGATTAGCAACGACTTGGACCGGAGGCAATCCATAACCGCCGAGTACACTATTCAATTCATCTACCGATACGCGACCGGAGTTAATAGAGCGTCCTGCTTCTGCTACAATAACGGAGTTTTTCAACAACAACGCTTGGACTTCGCGTGACATTAGAATAACATCCGGTTGCTTACCGTTTGCGGCTTCGTAAGTTGCCACCCACTCGAGTAGATTTCCGATTACATCGGCGCCCACGGTGTTCCAAGTATTTGCACCTGTAAGTGCTACTTTATTCGCAGCAGGTATTCCGTAGTCAACTACGATTTTCACGCCGTTTTTGTTATACGAGAAAGTACCCTTCGTGATTGCTTCCATTTTCGAAACATTTACACGTAGTTGTAGCGCGTTAACAAGATCAACGGATTTGACTGTTAATTTATCGACAATCGCGGAGTGCTCCGATTCCGAGCGTGCTTGGTTCAACGATAGCAACTCTTCCTCTGTCGCGATGTACTTAAGCCCCATTTTCGCTAGTTCACCCATCTTCGAAGCTACTGCGTCACGGTCAACGACTGGTGGTTCTGCTCCATACCCGATCATAGCCGCGATGTGTGTCGATTGTTTGATAATGTCATACGCGAACGTAGTTGAGTAGATTTGGTCATCCGGCATAAATGCGTCTGCTAATGTCGGTACGCGTTCCTGTACTGTTACGTCAACCAATCCGCGCAACGCGGGCTTTTGAAATTCCTGTAAATGTGTGATTCCTGCCATTTATAAACACTCCTCGTATTTGTATTAGTATTTTTGGACATGAAAAAGACGCCTCCGTTTGGAAGCGCCTCTATGTGGTATCTTTAGATATGTTTTACGTAACGGATCATCGGTGTAACAGCCTTAAACGCTGTAAGAGCCGCGTTTACTGGTAGTTTCGCTTCGTATACGGAACCGCGTACGATTACTTCACCGACTACTAAATCGTGAACTCCGTCGCTGATTGCATCGATGTTAAGAATACCGAAGTTATCAAATCCGGTAGTTGTCGTAAACTTTTCGAATTTGCCCGACGTTGTATTACGTGCGATTAGCGTTCCCAAGTCGATTATTCCCGCCGGAAACTTTGCACCATCGAGCGTTGCCCCCGCTTCGATAAACTGTAAGTGTTCGGACGCGAGGATATTCTTACCGCTCTTAAATGCGGTTTGTGTGAATTGCGGTGTATATGTTGGCATTAAATTTCATCTCCTCTAATTTGTTTTAGGCTTTAAGTGCCGCGATTAACGCGTTTACCTTCGTTGCTATTTCTTCCGCAGTCGCCGCTGCCGGCGTTGCAATTGCCGCGATAGCTGTTACGGGTGCTTTTGCGATCTTAGTCGCAAGTTGCGGAACCTGTGCGTCTGTAGCCGTCCCTGTAATCGTCGTAAACGCCTGGTTATGCGTAGCCGGAGCGAACGTCGTAGGCTTGCCAGTTATCGCCGCCCAATCGACCGCACCGCCGGAACCGCCCGAGCTTAGTGCTTTAGCTGCGAGAGATCGCGCGTAAATGTCTTTTCCCTTATTCAATGTTTCACACCTCCACTCAGCGTAGTTTGCCGGATGCTTTCAACCGGTCGATACGTGTTTTTGCGATAACTGTCGGGTCCGTTGAAAGTGGTTCGTTCTTCCTTCCGTTGCCAGGATTCGGATCAACTCCGCTAGCTTTCGGTGGGATGTCTGCTTTCACTTCGTCAATCGACGCCTGTAGCGTTTCCTCATCGTCACCACTTACGAATTTACCGACGCGTGCAATCTGTTCCGCAGAATAGCCGGCTTTAGCGAGTAACTGTGTTTTTAATGCGTCAATCTGCGCTGTTTTCGCTTCGCCTTGAACACGGATGAGTTCCGTTTGCGCCGTTTCATACAGCACTTTGTATTCCTCGTTTTGTTCGCGTTGAATGCGCTGTGCTTCCGTATCTGCTGCGGTTCTCTCTGCGTCAAACTTCGCTTGCTGACGCGCAAGTCTTTCTGCAATAACTCGGTTCATTTCCGCTTGCTGCTCCGCTGTAAATTCCGGCTTAACTGGCGGAACCATTTGCGGATCAATTAACGGGTCCGGATCGCCTTCCGCGAATAGTTGCAAGTTAAGCGGATAACGGATAGTGCGTTTAATTGCGTGCTTCATGCGTGTTACCTCCGTTTTAAAGTCGCGTCGACTATTTGGTTAGCCCCGCGCCTTTTAGCGTCTTAAGCGTTATTGGACGTGCGGTCTATTCCGCGGTTGTATACGGATCAGTTTCGGTTCTTCGTTGCGCTACCTCTGCGCTGATTTCTGCTTGTTTAGCGGCTACATTTTCCACGCCTAAACGTTGCATAGCCCCAACGATAGACTCGAAGCCTGCGCCAGTTTCTAGCGTTAGCAATTCGACTAGAGTTGCGCGATTATCCGGTAAAGGTAATACGAATTTAATTTCGTTTGTGTAATCGGTAATGCCGCGAACAACCACCTTGTCATAAGCAAACTTCGTACGATCGGTTCGCGCCTGTAGATAACGGATTGACTTTTCGTGTAACTCCGTTAATTTGTCGTCCCATTCGAGCCAGTGTTCTTCCGTTTCTTGTATGATTGCTTGGAATAATACGTGTAATGTATCTCCGTTAAGTCCGCCGAAGTTTAATTCCTGCGGAACGATATTCGGTAGTGATGTTACTTCGTGTAGCGCGCCTTTTAATCGGCTATACTGCGCATCGAATGCCGCTGACCACCCGAATCCACCTTCTACTCGTTTAACGTCCGGTTTCGCTTCACCTTGCAAATTCGAGTTAACGATTTCTAATATCGCACCAGGCGCAATCTGTACTTTCTCTGCCGTTCCTGCAGGTACGTTAATTAATGCGGTCATCGCAAACATTTCGAATTTCAACGCGTCCAATGCATCCTCGTTTGATGAGTTAATAACATCCGTAATGGTCCGCATAGCTTCGATCTCGCTTACGTCCATCTCCTCGCCAGATAATCCGGGAACGGAGATAACTACTAGCGGTAGGAAATCAAGTCCCATCGGTGCGCGCGCGGTAATCGTTCGATATAAGTCGAGCGCCTCCGTGTATTCCGCATCTTCGTAATAACATTCGTAATCACCGTTATCTAGCTTTTCGAGTGTGAACGATTCCTTGCGGATTAACGTGCGTTGCGCTCCGTCAATACTCCGTTCTACCGTTGATACGAAATGGCCACCGATTAATTGCGTCATATCATCGTCTAAGTAAACCGGAACGAACTCCGCATCCGAACGCCATATCCAACGTAATTTACCAGTCGCAGCGTCGAACGCGATCTTACATACGACGCGGCGTGCGATTAAGTAGTCTCGCGCGGATTTAACTAACGCGGTACGCATACGATTTTCGCGCCATAACTGATACAGTAGCGCTTCGTAACCGTCCGCTGTTTTGATAACGCCGGCGGATGCGTCCTTAGTGACCGGTACATTAATTCCATGCTTACCGCTCATTAGCCATCGCGCTTTTTTATCAATAAACGATTTAAACATGTTAACGTCGAGTCGCGTAGGATCGTAGTCGAGTCCGTTGGGTCGCGGCATATCGCGTCCGCTTACGAGTTGTCCCGTGTCCGGGCTAACGTGTTGCTTGCCGGCATAGTATTCGTAGTCGCGTAATTGGCGGTTCATACGTTGCCAAGTCTGCGCGCCTAACGCCTGCTGTAACGGTGAAAATATTAAGCGGTCGAGTTCGTCCGCGGATATAGTTGCGTATGGTGTGAATTGCATAGCGTCCTCCCTTCGTGTGGTTATCGCATCTTACGCGCGATTGTACGTACGGATACTTTCGTTCCGGATAATGCGGAAACGGACATTTCGAGGCTATCCGGGAGATCGTCGTGTGACCCAGTTCCGTATTGTTCGAATTGTTCGAGTAACAACGCGTGTTTCCGGCTAAATTGTAATTCCTTTCGTTCGATCACCGGTAAAAGCATCTCGATACGCATCTCTTTGCGCGACCGTTGATATATCTTCTTAAGCCGTGAATGTGCCGGATAGCCGACGCGAGTTAATTCCTTGCCGAGTGTATCAACGAAGAACTCCTGGGCGGCTTGCGCTTCTGCAGCGATAACGTCCGGTTGCCAACGTAGCACTTTTTCAACTATCACCGCGATAAACTTATCGGGATGGACGCGCTCACCATATGAATCGATAACGTAGATTGTTCCGTTAACGCGATGCTTGGCCGTCGCTGCTATGGCGCTATAATCTCCGCGAGTCTTACCTAATGCGAAGTCAATTCCTAGTGATATTTCGTAATCATCCGTGGTGAAATCGCGCTCTTCGTAGTACGTAAATAGCTCCGGATTGAATACCATGTTTTCCTCATCAATCGGATTGTTCATATACTCCGTGTTAAACGCCTTCGATCCGTTATCCCATTTCCACGTAAACAACTTCCATAACGGTTGCACGTCCGGCCACAATACGACTGCGCCGGCGTCCATCTCCGCTTGATTTGCGCGATAAAACGATTCCGCATCTTCCGCGCGTAGTTCGTTCTCGCGATCCACGTAAATCAATCGGCACTGTTCCCAAAGGCCCATTCGCATAGGAAACTCGATGATCGCACGAAATAGCCGCGTCTTAAAATCCGACCGGCTCTCCATAACGTAGCGTAATAGTGAATCGTGATGGACCATCGTTCCCATGTAGACTAACGCGGTCTTCTTACCTGCAGGATCTCCAAGCGGTACGACAACCTGCGTAAACCAGTCACGCATTTCCGACCGTAGTAAGTCCGTATTCGTATTCTTTTTACCTTCGAGGTCATCGCAGATAATTAAGTCCGGACGCACTCCGTTCCAGTTACGCCCACGTAGCGCCTGACCCGTTGACGCCGCTTCTACGCGCGTCAGTAGCCGCTGCGTACCGTCTTCTCGCGGTTCCCATGCGATGAACTCCGACGAGTTATCCTTTGGGTTCTCTTGTTGTTTAACAGAGAGTAACGGTCCGAAGTCCGCGCGTAACTTAGCGTTAGATTTCAGTTGTAGCGATAACCACTCCATATTTCCTGTTGATACTTGCGGAGTTTCCGATATAATAATCGCGTATTTACGTTTGCGATAAACTAACTCGCGTATCGGATTACCCTTCGATAAGAACGATGATTTTGCGTGTGAACGCGGTGCCGCAACGGATACCTTCGCATTAGTATGAACCGCTGATACATCGTCCATTATTGCGCATATTTCACGGTGGAAATCGGGTGCGTCTGCGATGACTACCGGAATCCAGTTACCATCGTTATCCGCGTTATAATGATCGCCAAAGTATTCGTAACAAAAGTAGAGTAAGTCGTTCTCTGCGCGATGGATACGTTCCAACCGTTCAAGCTCCGTTGCTGTCTCGAATAACTCGCGTTGTATATCGTCGGGGTAGGCGATAATGTCCGCCAAGTCAACCGAGTCTATTACGCTTCTTAATTGCGCGATTAATACGGCGCGTTCCGGACGTTTAAGCCATCGATTATTTACCCATGCGATAGTTACCGCCTCCTTCCTTGTTTTTACCGTTGAATTACCGTTAATTTAGGCGTTTACGTTGCGTGGGGGAGTAATTGTAGCCTGCGTAATGTAAACGCGTATTTCATGGCGATTATTAGGTGCAAATAAGAAGCATCACATCTGCGTGTGCGCTCCGAAAAGTCAAACGTTAATTTTGATACGCGGATTTATCGGTCACCAGATTTCAGAGTGTCACCGGGACCCCCGCCGCCCCCTTCGCACGTCACCGCATTAACGCAATGTACATGTTCACAAAATATACATTTCGATCATATGTCTGATCGCCGAGAAACCGCATGGTTACGCGATTCTTACAATACTGACATCCGCACACGTACCGTTACCCACTTTAAAACACGTATATACACCGTTTATGCATCGAATATACAACAGATTTAGCGTTGATTTAGCGTGATATCTGCGTGTATTCCCAAAAAGTTTCGGAGGGTCACCCATCCGGCGACGCGAGCAGTTAATCACACGGTCATTCTACGTTAGGGTATCGCTATGGTAGACACGAGTAGACATCACCTCATTCGTGTTCCTTCATATAATAGGCGCAATCCATACGCACATGTCCGCTACCCTACTCCTTCGGTTTCTGCAACGCTGCAATCCGTTTCTGCAACTCATCCACATCCGTAATCTCCGGTACATTCGTATCCACCGCAACACGATCCGTAAGCATATCGTTTACTTGGAACGCTAACTTCGCCATAGCTGCGTTGCCATCGCGCATAGCAATAGTCGCTAATGATTCGATCAACTCCGGTAACTTATCGCTGTTATTACGTACCATAGCTCGCTTAAGCTCCGTATCAAACGACTTATCCTTACGCCATTGCTTAAGCGTATTAACGTGTACTCCGCAAATCTCCGCTACTTCTTCAAATGTCTTATCGCCTTTACGCGGAATAGATAGCCATTCAATCGCGATATACTGTTCCGCCTTTAATTGCGCCATATTAGCGCCTCCCTTCCGTTATATACTCCGCATATGTCTGCGCGTCTAACTGGTACGACTCACCACCGTAACCCCAAAACATCCGTGCTATTACTGCGTTCGTGACGCTATCATAAGCGTTAACACAATCAGACGTCGTATGTACTCGCGTATACATCTCGTTACCTTTCGCTTGATACCATTGTATGACTGCGAGATAAGCATCTTTACTAACGTTGATCCTATCGGAACACATACGCAATCCCTCCGCTTCGTTTACGTTATTATAGCGCTTGTTCCCGTGGATTCATATTGAATCAGCGCGAACATAAGAGCCTGCCGCGTCACTACGTTCCTTGCCCTCTCCGCGTAAAGACCAGCGCGTCGAGATGTATCAGTTATTACTATTGATTCGCGTAGATTTAAAGCCACGCAATTGAATTGTATATTTACCATGCGTCGGATACGTCCCGGTCTTGGACGGATTCGTATCTTCGCGAGGCAGGCTTCCTCGTAATCTCTACCCGCACTTAACAAGCGCAGTCCCAACGCTAGGCATACGTTAGGAAAGCGCCTGTAACGTTAAGATTGTCGGAGACAAAGAACCGCTAATAATAACGCAGGTAACCAAAATACGTGTATCGTTAATCCTTGTATTAGCGTATAGTCACGTGAGTATGGACGGAATATAAATCCGATGATTACGTATATTAACACGATAATTTCGATAGTCAACGTTATCCCTCCGTTAGTCTGACAAGACTAAGATATCTTTTTACCCCTAAAACGCCGACTCGCTTAGTCCCACGTACGATCTCGGCGTTTTTCGTTGTACGAATAAGGTCACCTTTTTACCCCTATTTGTACGAATAAGGTCACCTTTTTGCTCACTCTACGATGAACATAGCGGTCATTAATCCGTCAGGAACGCTACTATTACGGTAGAATACGTTAGGGTTAAATATGAATTTACGCGATTCACCGAGTTGAAAACGTCCAATAACGTACTCATTACCGAACTTCATCAACGGTAGTCTACGCGATAATGTCTTATCATCTACCCCGATAGCCTCCGCTAATTCCTTAACGTTGAACCATCGTATCTTCTTCGGATACTTTTCGAGTGGGTTGGCACATAACGCGTTAGTCCCGTAATGTACATACGGAAGCATCCGATACATAAGTCCGAGGTCGACCGCTTTAACCTCGCGGTACACTTGGCGTAGTTTAGCCGTATATGAACGAACGACAGCGCGGTTACCGATTGCACCGCGGAAATGATAACGTAGATTAACGCTGTAACTGCCGTCTTCGTTTTTCGTAATGATTTCGTTGTCTAAGCATCGCGTAAGGAAATCGTAGAACGTCTGACGTTTACGCTTAAGTTGTAACGCGTCCATCATATCAGCCGTTGTCATATCGCCACTTTTACCGTTAATTAGGCGTCCACCATCGAAGCCTACGTAACTCTGTAGCGCGAGTAGATAGCCGCATTGTGCCGTAGTTAACACGCTAATAATCTCGTGTATGGCGTCCATTGCGGTGAATGTAAAGCCGATATCTCTACCGGTTGATTGCGTATTATGCGGTAACTTTCCGTATGATTCACGTTGCTTAGCACTTGTGATACGGTCACCTGGCGCTAATACTGCAGCGTTGACTAATTCGCCCGTTTCCGGATTAACTAACGTCATCGTTACGCTCATTTAATCCCTCCGCTAAATAAAAATAACGTAGGATTGTAC